AAACTAATGATGTATCTGATTTTGGTTTAAGCGATGCTGAGAAGGAACAACTTTTGGCCGCTGTAGAAGATGTTGCGAATGATGTTCAAAAACATTCAGATAACATAACAGAAAAATCAGATAATTTATTTGGAGATTAGATATGTTACCTGGATATAGAAAACGAATAAAATCTAATAGCGGAAAAAAGAGAGATGGTGGTTCATATCCAAATATGAATCAAGTGGTTGATAAAATCAAACAGCTGCAGCAAAATTCTGAATTCTTTGAAATTGAGCCCGCTGAAGTTATAGAAGTGTATTTAGATCCGCTCAGTCCAGATTTTCCGCAAACAGGTGATTTAGCACCGGGACCCGATATGAGCTTTATAGGAGCTGTTATTGTTCGATTAATTCATAGTCAACCTAATGGTGGCTTAATAGGAATTAATAAGCCTATAAGACCTCTATCACAACATATAGTTCAATATCCATTAAGAGGAGAGGTAGTTAACGTTGCTAATTATATCGACATGCGTGGAAAGGGCTGTCTATATTATTCAAATCCATTAAATTTAAATGGTGCTGTTTCGATGAATAGGTTAATAAGCAAAGGAGGAGAAGGTCTGGTTTTACCACAGAACTTAGATAATAACAGAAAAATTTCAGCTAAGCAAGGAGACACTTTAGTACAAGGTAGGTTTGGTCAATCTATTCATTTTGGTAGCTCGTCTGATTATAAAAGTCCTTTTGTTAAAATAACAGTTGGTCAATCAAAAGTTAATAATACATTGCAAACGCTTAAAAAAAATAATTCATTTGTTTCTCATAAGACTAACATCAATAATGACGCTGCTAGTATTTACATAACTACAAATGAACATGTGCAGTTACAGACAGATGCTGGTAGCCAGATGAAAGCACCAAAGTTAGGAAAGGCTGCTGGGGACAATCCTAAATCTGCTATTGTTATGAATGCTGAAACAATAGTTTTAAATAGTAAAAGAAATGGTGATATATCCGCTCACTCTTCAAGACACTTATCATTAGCAGCAAGAACAAGTATAAACTTAGAGAGTGAATTTGGTGAAATTAATTTAGGTTCTGTCGATTCTGTAAATCCTGTCGTTAAAGGTAAGGAATTAGAAGATTTTTTAAATGATTTTATAGTAGTCTGTAAAAAATATAATAAAGGAATGAAAGCCTTTTTAACTTCCAATAAAGAGCAAGGTATAATAGATTCGGTTGATTTATTTTCTAATGAATTTGAGAGTGAATTGGAAGCTCTTACGGAAAGACTAGGATCAAATGCTGACTTTTATAGTAAAAAGGTTTTTGTAGCTGACGACAAAGATACATCAGGAGATGATGAGTTGAACTTAGAATCTATGTGGGCAGATACTAAATGGGAAGAAGTTGCAGAGGTTACCACCAAAGAGTATGAAGTTGAAAAAGTAACTAATTCAGATGGAGTTCGCGGATAATGATTAATCAGATAATCGAAGGGATAGATTTTACTCTACCATTTATAGAGAGGTTTTGGACAATAGTATTTTACATAGCTATTACAATAACAACTTGTATAGTTAGCTATAATTTAAATAAAGAATTGCATAGAAACATATTTTTAGAGATAGATGAAGGAGTTGAAGAATAATGGGTGTAGGTGACGCAATACGAAAGCAGATATCAAATTTAGTAAATAACCCATCTAAAGTATTGGGAGATAAAGCTAGCTTAATAATTAAGGGTATTAGCACAGGCGGTCAAGGACTTGAAGAAGCTGAAAAATTATTAAAGGATTTAAACGACTTAGAAAAAAGAAGGGAAACTTTAGATGCAGCTAAACAGCAAATTGGCAATGTAATTAATACTATTTCAGCTACTAAAAAAACCGCTGTTGCTTTAAAGGAAGCTAACACAATAGGATCAGCTTTAAACCCAGCAGCTGCAGCTATATCAGTTGTTCAAGATAAATTACAGAATAAAATAGAAAAAGAAGTTGAAGATGTAAAATCTGCTGCAGATGCTTTAGGACCTGCTGTAGAAAACTTAAAAAACTTTATTGGTAATACAAAGAAAAAATTATCTAAAGCTATAGCTGATAAGAAAAGGAGAGAGCAACTTAAAAAAGACAGAGAAGAAGCTTTGAGAAATTAAATTTAAATTAAAAATGTTATATTTATATAAAATAGGAGTTAGTAATGGCAAAGACAAGTAAAATAATCTCATTAATAAAAGAAATTGTCAGGCAAGAAGTTAAAAAAGAAGTCCAGCAGATATTTATTAGTGAGGGTATAAAATCCATGACCAATGGTGTTCCACTTAAAGAAGAGAGGGCTATGGAAGTTTTACCAGAAAGAAAAGTTGAGCCCAAAGAAAAAGTTCAATATACTAAGAATCCCGTATTAAATAATATCTTAAATGAAACTGCTGGTGGAGAAACGGACGAGTATCCAACTATGGGCGGTAATACATTTGATAGTTCCAAAATGGCAGAGGCTATGGGGTATGGTGGTATGATGGGTAGTGCTGAAGAAAAAAGAAAGGTGTCAGCCATACAAACAGCACAAGCAGCAGGTGCTGATACATCAAATAAAGCAGTTCAAGATGTGATGACTGACTTAACAAAGGATTATAGGGGTGTGATGAAAGCTTTAGATAAGAAAGATGGAAAAATATAATGTCAACTCTTGAAAAAGATTTAGATCCAAATGTCTTTATAGGTATATCGCTACCTCTAAGTCATGGAACTCAAGGATTTTTTGCAAAAACAAAAACAACATTAGATCAAGCTCGTTCTAATATTAGAAACCTTTTGCTAACTATAAAAGGAGAGCGATTAGGAAATCCTACATTCGGAAGCAACCTATATAGAGTTTTATTTGAGCCAGATGACGGGAATATTGCAAGTAGTATAGAGGAAGCTATTAGAGAAGCTATGGGTGAATGGCTATCTTATGTAAATATACAATCGATTGATGTAACTACAAGTGGTGAATTTCAAAATGCAGTAAATGTTAGTATGAAATTTACAATAAATGTAGATCAAAAAGTTGCTCAATTAGATTTAAATCTAAAAACGGGTGATTTAAATGCGGGTGATGGATCAACTGACGCTACTGTATTTAACGAAGTTACAGGTGAATATGATGATGTCGATGATTTTGAAGTAAATCCATTCTACGACTTTTAACGGAGATAATAAATGCCTTATTCAGTTTCTAAAAAATCAGTAAAGGAAGTTAGATATTTAAATAAAGATTTTTCTTCATTTAAAGCAAATCTAATTGAGTTTGCTAAAGTTTATTTTCCAAATACATATAATGATTTTAATGAGTCATCTCCTGGTATGATGTTTATAGAAATGGCATCTTATGTTGGCGATGTTCTATCTTACTATATAGATAATCAATTTAAAGAAAGTTTATTGGCTTTTGCCGAAGAAAAGAAAACCGTATATAATATGGCACAATCCTTCGGATATAAGCCAAAAGTTTCTTCTCCATCTTCAGGTATAATAGAAGTATTCCAAACAGTGCCTGCTATATCATCAGGAACAGGAAATAGTTTCGTAACAAGACCTGATTTAAGATATGCTGTAAAAGTTAATGCTGGTGGAACTATGGGATCAAATACAGGAATTAATTTTAGAACAGTAGAAGATATAAATTTTAAATTTTCAAGCTCTTATGATCCGATGATTGTTTCTGTATATGAGAGTGCTGATAATGTTCCTGTAACTTACTTACTTAAAAAAACAGTTAAAATTGAGAGCGGAAATACATCAACAGAATTTTTTACTTTTAATGCTGCTGAGAAATATTCAAGAATTAAATTAGCTAATTCAGGAGTTACAGAAGTTATTTCTTGTATAGATGACGATGGTAACGATTGGTATGAGGTTGGTTTTTTAGCACAAGACACTGTATTTCAAGATATGGAAAATACACAATTAACTGATCCGGAGCTCTCTGCTTATGCTGATCAGGCTCCTTATTTGATGAAGTTATTAAAAACTTCTAGAAGATTTGTAACCTTTGTGGCTACTGATAATAGAACTGAGATTAGATTTGGATCTGGTATATCAGATTCCCCTGATGAAGAAATCGTTCCTAATCCAAATAGCGTAGGTTCTAGCTTGCCTGGCTCACCTTCATATCTAAATACTGCATTTGATCCAGCCAATTTTTTAAATACAAGAACTTATGGGCAAGCGCCATCGAATACGACATTAACAATTACTTATAGATATGGAGGTGGCGTAAATCATAACGTTACAGCAAATTCTATACAAAAATTAAGTTCAGTTAATCTTACTTTAGATGGAACAGGATTGAATACTGGATTAGTCAGCACATCTAAGAGTTCTTTAGCGGTTACCAATCCTGATCCTACATCTGGTGGTAAAGGAGCTGAGAGTGTAATTGAAGTTAAACAAAATACATTAGCTTATTTCCAAGCACAACAGAGAGCCGTTACTAAGGCTGACTATATAACAAGAGTGTATGCTATGCCACCAAAGTATGGTAATATAGCAAAGGCCTATATAGTGCAGGATTCTCAAATTGATCCTTCTGCTGGAACAATAGGAAATACAGGAGTTGCAGCTGGAAGAATTGAAAATCCATTAGCTCTTAACTTATATATTTTAGGATTTGATGCTAAGAAAAGCTTAGTCGCTGTCAATAAAGCAGTAAAATCAAATATACAAACTTACTTAACTCAATTTAGAATGATTACAGATGCTGTCAATATAAAAGATGCTTATGTTATTAATGTAGGGGTTAAATTTAACTTACTTACAAAAGCAGGATATAATAAGGAGCAGGTAGTTTTACAGGCTATAGAAAGAGTTAAAGAGTTTTTCGATGTGGACAAATGGCAAATCGGGCAACCTATAGTATTAGCTGACCTAGCTTATCAAATTTCTTTAGTAGATGGTGTTTCAGCAGTCGTTCCGCCTGAGGATGTAGATACTGAATCAAATACGAATGACAGACCACCGGTTACAATCATAAATAAATTTGCTAAATCTGCTGGCTACTCTGGCAATATATATGATATAAAAACGGCTACAAAAGAGGGGGTTATTTATCCCTCTATGGACCCAAGTTGTTTTCAATTAAAATTTCCAACTATCGATATCGAAGGTAGAGTAGTTGGTGACTCAGCGGGAGGTTAATAATGCATTACTTTATTTATCCAGAATCAGACACTACATTATATTCCGCATCAGGAAGTATGAATACTGGTTTAGATGAGATATTAGAAATAAGAAAAGATGTTGATGATAGTGGGGTTAAGGCTAAAGTTTCTCGAATACTTATGAAATTTGATTTAGCTTACATATCACAGTCAATGCACAGAGGATTGATTACCAATCCAAAATTTTATTTAAATTTATATGATGCTAATCCAACAGATTTATCCGTCAGTCAGTCTTTATGGGCTCATCCTGTCAGTCAGAGTTGGGATGTCGGAGAGGGATTTAGATTCGATAGTCCAACAACTACAGATGGAGCGAGTTGGAATTATAGAACAAGCGAAACTGCTGAAGATTGGTGGTTAGAAGCTTCTGCTAGTTTATCAGGTTCTGTTGCGCAGGGTGGAACTTTTTATAGTAATGTATACGCTTCACAGTCATTTAGTTATGGTTCTCAAGATATGAGAATGGACGTAACTCCTATTGTGAATAAATGGATAACAGGCGCAGCAGCATCAAGATATACTAATGAAGGATTTATTTTAAAAAGGTCTGGCAGTTTAGGAAACGGCGCTGCTGAATCCGCAGAATTCGTATCCGGTTCGGGTGAAGAGGGAGATAAGAAAAAATACGGTAACTTCTCTTTCTTTTCAAGACAAACCAATACAATTTATCCACCAAAGTTGGAAGTAGAGTGGTTTGATACAAAGTGGTCTACTGGGAGTTTAAGTCCTTTAGACAGTGATGAATTGGATGATTTAGCTTTCTATATGAAAAATATAAGAGCTACATATAAAGAAAAATCCAAAGTTAAATTTAGAGTAAATGGTAGAGGAAGATATCCAACTAAATCTTTTTCAAATACATCATCAGCCTTTTTGACATCGAAGTATTTACCAAGCGGAAGCTTAGAAAACATAGGCGGAGATGGAGTTTACTATTCTATAGTAGATGATAAGACTGCTGATGTTATCATTCCATTCGGAACAGGCTCACTTGTAAGTTGTGATTCCAAAGGTAATTATTTCAATGTATGGATGGATGCTTTTCAAGCAGAAAGATATTATAAATTTGAATTCAAAGTGGTTAGCGGAAGTGGAACTTCTGAAGAAACTATTCAATTTTTTGATGATGATTTTTTATTTAAAGTTACGAGGTAAAAGATGCCATATACAAAAGAAGAACTCAAAGATTTAGCCTTTTATCAAAATTTAGCTAATGCTGATGAGCAAGAATATTTAATAGAAAAAGAATTGATGATGACTAAAATACAAATATCCGGCTCTGCATATGATGGTGGATTAGTAGCCAGAAATAAAGCAGGAGTAATTCAAGCATTTGAAAATCCATATACAGGTGAATTAAATGAAGATGCAAGCACAGTTCTTTTTGTTCCTAGAATAGTAGATCAATTAAAAGATACCGATGAGATAAATGGTATTATCGACAGAGAGTTAAGGGAGTTATAATGTCAAGTCAATTAAATGATGTAGATAAACAGCGACTAATTCGTGGTATTACCAAAAAGATTGGGGACAAGCCTTATGAAAATGGATATTGGGGCGAGGGTGGTAATGCAGACAGAGATCATGTTCTTGTAGAATTATTGGATCAAAATGGTAATTTAATTGAATATAAAGATTTACTAAAATATGATGCCATTGTAGGAATAGACGATGATTATATAAAGATAAACCCAGCTTCTCATTTAAAATTATTTGGTTATGCGACTGGTAAATTTAAAATCAGATATAGATTCATAAGAAATTTGGCTGGAAGAGAAGATCCGGTTTTGCTAAGAACGCAGAGAGGTTTTGAAAATGAAATATTTGCTATTGAAGCAAATGCTGCTAATATACACGTAACCGAAGCTGGTAAAATATTTAATAAGAGTCAAGTAGAGTATGAAAAAAATCCCGCAGGAGCTGAACAATTATTAATATCAGATTATAAATACAAAATTGAAACAATTTCCCCAACAAGAAAAGAAATTAGGCTATCAGCTAAAAATATTGGAGATAGCCCATTGGGTCCATTCAACTACCAAACAGATTTTTTACAACTGCAAGAAGCTGTAAAGATAGAAAATATATCAAGCGGAATCGCATTTAAAGGAAATTTAGTTATTCAACCTCCCGGACCAGGCGCAGGTGCAGCAAATCCACCGGAAACAAAAATGGAGTATGATGCTACAAATGTTATAGAAATTAACGTCGAGGAAGGTGGTTTTATATTTACGGATAATATGAAGGGTGGAACTATTAAGTTACCTAACGCTTACTTAACCGGATATATAACTCAACAAATCCGCACAGATTTAAATATAGTAAAAAATGCTTCGTTAGAGAATATAGAAATAGATACATCCACAGGTGCTCCTACAATAATAGATGCTGGATGGGATAGTAGTTTACACAGTGATGCTGTCAAATTAGTTGATTGGACGGCTGGATATTTCAACTATGGTCAACCTCATGCCGGAACCGGTGCTATTGGCTATCATGCAAAAGTTGTAAAAGGAGAAGGAAACTCTGGCGGGAATTGTATAAAATTTATAGATCAAAATGATTTATACCAAGACTTTGAAGCTTGGGGTGGCGCAAGCGGACACCGACTTATGATGATTGGACAAACTATGCCATCATTAATTAATTTCGGAGCTGCTGCAGGCGATACGATTAATATTAGGTTAGATATAAAGAGCAGTGTGGCTGGAAAGGGTGTTGGTGTTGATTTTAAATATCCTACTGAAAGACTTATTGAATCCGAACCAGATTCACCGCCTACTGGATATTTCAATCCGTTTGCGCCACCACCTGCGGAAATAAAGCCGACAAATATACCTGAAGGCTATGTAGCAAATAATAATTCTAATGCATCGAATATAGAAGATAAGCCACCAAAAAGAGAAGCACAACTTATGACACATTTTGGTGTATCATTCTTCGAAGGACAAATAGGTCAAACTACGGCTGACTTTGGTGGAGCAGGAGCTTGGATAATTATTCAAATAATACCACCAATATTGACAAATCCAAAGAAATGGATTTTTGCTCCAAATCTCGCAAAAGATCCGTATTGGAAGAAAGGAATATTAAGCGAAGATGGTGATTGGCTATGGAACGGTTCTCAATGGGTAGTAAAAGCCTCAGCAAATAGTCCCAGTCCTCCTGATGGAACTGTCAGTAGTGTTCAGTATTCCGATGAAAATGTTGTAAATGGTCACCCATATCAAGCGCCGGGATTTACAAATTCTGCTGCATACCAAAGGGTAGTGCGGCAAGGTGAAAACGCAGGTTGGCAAACAGGAACAACAGATGGTGACGGTGCGATATTATTTAAGGATGATTTAATTTGGGAAGTTAAACAGACAGAATTTACAGTAAATTCAAATAAATTAGTATTGCATAAATTTGAAGATTACTTTCCCGTAGTTAGAAATGTAAGTATAAGTCAAATAGTCGATGGACAATCATCTACAGTTTCTATATATGATGACATTTTTAGATATGGATTTATACAGAGTGTTTCTAGAGTTAGGAAACCCGGCAGTAGTAATAGTGTTTGGTCAGAACGTTTTATAATATTTTATAGTAATGGAACTGGTGCTGAAGATCAGAACAGAATTTTTATTGCAAGAAAATTTAAAGATAACTTTGATGATATAAACGAGCAAAATAGGGGCGTAGTCCCTTGGTTAGATCTTGACGAAGGCTTTAATGATAGATTAAATGCGGGCGAAGGTAAGTTCGAGACTTGGTTTAAAAAGAATAGTTCTGATTTTAGACATTACTTTACAATATCAGGCACGGGATTATATTATGCAATGGATGATGGTGATGGAGATTACTATGAGGCTGCATCGGATGAAGATAGTTTCTTTTCTGAAGATCCAAAACCGTTCGCAGACGGATTCTCTTCAGATATTCCAGCAGAATATGAGGTTGCATTTGCTAAGAATTCAGGATTTAGTTCAAACTATATTGGTATAGTAGGAGATCAAGTATATTTTTCAAAAAGTAGCACCTCTGATGGTGTAGATAAAACATTATCTGTACAGGACGTATTTTACAATGCTGGTATTAAAGGAGATGAAGGCGAGGAGATAATATTTGGTAGTAGAAATCCAGGCGCTGATAATTACGATTCATTAGCCTTATATGATGATGGAAGTAGTGAATTTAGCTATGATTTAAATCCATCTAAGGATGGAACTTTAAGTCCAGCAGAACAATGGGTATGGGATGGTCAAGCTGCTATTTGGAACTCACAAGATGCCGCAATTGCATACATTTATGAAAAAATTGGAGTGGAGGCATTTACATTAAATGCTGGTGGTTGGAGCACCTTAGAACTTAGTGTAGATGTTCCAAGTGATTGGTTTTTAACAGCAGAATTTTTTCTAGAAATAAGAGGTGATAATACTTGGGATACAAGCAAAGGATTAACAGCTGTTAACTCACATGGAATAACGTGGGTTGATAATTTATTCATAGACTTTACGTTAAATGCACAACAAACAGAGCAACCAATATATGCTGACTACGAAGCTACTATAACTGGGATTCAAGGAGAGGGATCAGCGATAACTGTAAATAAACATTGGACTAATGTTGGCAGAGAATTAATTCAGACAAATGATGATGTTACTAATTATGAAGATGATAGTAATCCTGTAAATTTTTCAAACTTTTCAGTTTCTTATCTTGTATATAACCCATATGATATGAGAACTTATCTAAAATTTGGAAATAGAATGTTTTTAACTACTAACTTCAAAAAAGATTTTGTGACAATGCCTTATCCATATTCAGTCGTGTATAAGTTATATGAACCATTGCCAACTGACATTGAAAGATTAGACGAAGTAGTCGTTGTAAAAGAAATGGCTGACATAGTTGAAGAAAATGTTGAGATTGTGGATTTTGTTGATACAGAAATTGGCGATGTAGTTTTAAAATCTCCGGATATGATGAATGTTGAAAGTCCTATACAGAGAAGAACAACTGATTATGTGTCTCAAACTGAAATTTTAAGTAAGGATAGCACTGTATCGGGCTTATTGAGAGATGAATTTTTAAGTCAGAGTATGGATAGTGTAGAGATAAATGTAGATTATAGTAATTTTAGAAACTTTATAAACTTTAGCTCAGTATCGAAAAGGGTTAGTAATTTTAAGTATAAGTTAAATCAAATTGAAGGTTATGTAGCTACAAGCGCATCTTATAATGGAGTTAGTGGTTCTAATACTGATTTAAAATTAGCGGTTTCAAATATTAATGAGTTAAAAAATAATTTCGATGGATTTGAAAAGTATATGTATTTTGAATCATCTTCATATGTCACAAGCTCATTAGGTGAATTTTTTGATAACTCTTGGCCTAAAACTTCCGGAACAGGAAAAGTTGGCGATGCATATGTTTTAGCACACACTACATCATCTAAAGCTAAGAATTGGTATGCTATACAAAATTCGAGTGCTTCTTTATATGATGAGGACAGCTTTAATAGATTAAGTAATATTATACCACAGCATATAAAATTTGATACTAGTAATAAAACTTATGTAGATTTAGTGAATATGGTAGCTCATCATTTTGATAATATATGGATTTATATTAAAGCTATGGGTGACATACACGATAGAAGAGAGAAGCTATCAGAAGGTATGTCTAAAGATTTATTTATGGGTGTCGCTAAATCATTAGGGTGGCAATTAAATGATGGTAAAGATACAATTTCTCTTGCTAAATACGCATTAGGTAAGGAAGTAACCGGCTCTTCTTTTTCAGCGCACTCATCCCAATCAGAGCGTGATACTTCAAGAGAAATTTGGAGTAGGATTGTTAACAATATGCCATTCTTCTTAAAAAACAAAGGAAATATTCGAGCAATTAAGGGATTGATTAGCACATATGGTATTCCATCTACTATTTTACGAGTTAAAGAATATGGTGGACCTGATTTGCCGGATAACGCTGCTCCTCAATTTGAAATAGGAAGAAAGTTTACGAAGTCATTAGATTTTAGAGGTGGACAATTTGTTAAAACTACGTGGGTTAATGACTCTTCAACGGGAAGAAAGCCTGATACGATTGAATTCAGATTTAGAACACCAACTGGCTCAAATCAGATACTAGTTGAAAAGAAATCGGCAAGTCCTAATTTATCTTCTAGCTTTTTCATAAGATTAAAAGAAAACAATTCAATTGATAATTATGGGTATGTGGCTTTTCAGATAAGTGGCTCTGATGGGTTGAAGGAAATATCATCTTCTAATTTTCCTGTATATGACAATGATTTCTTTTCCGTTATGGTTCGTAGAACTTCTGGAAGTGATAACAGAAATGTATCTCAATCATTTGAATTACATTTAAGTAAGTATGATGCTAGTAGAAGTAAAATAAATTTATATTCTAAGTCTACATTGGTAACCGATATAGCTTCTTCAGCTTCTTACAATCAAAATTGGGCAACCGATGGTGATATTTTCATTGGTGGAAGCGAAGATAACGCTTTAGTAGGAGATCAATTTAGTGGATCATTAATGGAGTATAGACATT